GTAGTGAATGTAAGGGCCATCAGCTTGTTGCCACCGTGACTCGGCCTACATCACCCGTCATGCCCAAACCCACCTGACCCACAGGATCAAATGACGATAGGATTCTGCTCTCATCCAAAGATCTGTCGGGTCTTGGGTTCAAGAGAGGCTTAGGATCGTCAAGCAAAAGCTTGCCAACCTGTAGCTGCGGCTGGTCTGGATCGACAACATCTTTGCCAATCAAGAACCCTGTAGGTCTTTGGTTAAAAATTTCAGGCACAAGATCTCTAAGCGGATACCTGAACCCAGTTCGATCACAATAGCCGTAAGCGTACTTGCCCTTTGCTCTACTCAAAAGGTATACCCTCCCGGCGAAACAAACAGAGAAGCCTTGTTGCGATCAGACTCAGAGGCAAGCTTCCATTGCTCCTCGTAATCCATCTTCAACGCTTGCGCTCTGGCCCCAGCTTGGGGGTACTTCATGCTTAACTGATACGCCAAACCGCTCACCAAGCAGGGTAAGAATCTAGCTGGAACGTCTATATTGTTCGACGCAGGGCTTCCTGCATCTTCAATCCGCTCCATGTAGTAATACCCAAACGAGTAGGTCTCTTGCGCGTCAGGCGTAGGCCACAGGTTGATCGTGATATTGTCTGCGTTTCGATCAACGAAGTACTGAAGAGGCTTGCTTTGCGACAGCTTGTTGGGAAGGTTTGAGTACTGACTCACCGAAATGCGGGTCATCGACTGATCAAACTGCGAGTTCGTATCGCCTGCATCTGTGCGTATGAACGCTTCGATGATGTCTAAAACCTTGCCATCCAGTGTATAGGTGTTAGTACCGGCAGTGAGTGCTTGCGTCCCAAACTCAACAGTCCAGAGATTTAACCCTCTGTTCTGCCACTCAAGCATCATCAGGTTTAGGCTGCGCCTAGCTGTCTTGTAGTCATACCCACTACGAAGCTCTAATCCTGCCCTCTCGAAAGCCTCTTCCATAGAATCGGATAGGTCGAGATTAAATGTAAATGTATTGCTAGTAGCCACTTACTACCTCCGATTCTTCTTAGCTTTTGGCTTCTTTGCCTTGGGCTTGTTAATTTGTTGTTTCTGTTGCGCTCGGCTTATTGGCATCAGCTTTTACCAAACTTCTGCTTCTGCGACTTAGGGGGGCTTTTCTTACTGCCACCTTTGCCAGACCAAAACATCTTGTTAGCCCAGTATGCGGCTGATGTCTTGCCCTTCTTAATGTTCTTTGCATGACGAGCCTTGAAGCTTTTACGAGCCTCGTCTGAGTAATTGTGGCCCATCTTCTGATCACCAAATCGGATGATCTTCATCTTGCCTGCATCACGCACAGCAACCACGCCTTTCTTTGTGGCGTGGCTTGGTGTCCTCTTGGGCTTATTCAGCCCCTGTAGACCGACCTTCTTTAGCCGGTTCTTTTCCGCATCGGTCAAGCTCATTTACGATGCCTCGCTGTTTTCTTGGCAATCTTCTTAGGCTGGCTTGAGTGCTGCTTGCCTTTTTTTGTGTCGGCTCGTTTCTTTCTACTTGTAGCAGCGTACTCCGCATCTGATAGAGCCGCTCTAGCCTTCTTCGGGAGATACCTTTCACCTGTCGCTTTCTTTCCTTGTGTCGATGGTTTGCCTGACTTGGTTCCCCATTCTTGCTTTGTCCACTTCTTCAGCGACTTTTGCGACTTCTTGAGAGGCATTAGTTTTTGTAACCCCCGCCAGATTCCTTGTAACGTTTAGCCAGCATCTGCGCTTTACGCGCAGACCACTGCCCCGGCTTGCCGCCCTTGCCGCTTGCCTTTATAGAGTTGAACAGCCTCTTGCGTAAGGCTGGCTTCGTATAGTTGCCAGCCTCGTTTACGCGAGACTTCTTCTTCTCAGCCACTAGAAGTGCTTCCTTACCTGCATAACGATAACGTACACGTTGCCCGAACTGGCACTGACAGTAGAGAACTGGATGTCTCCAGTAACGCCACTACCAGCGTTGTTAGGGATGCCTGTGAAGTCAGTGAAGTCAAACGTCCTAGCATCATCTGCCTTTAGCTGCCAAGCCAAGACATCACTCGAAGCGTCAAATAAGATCTTTACGCCCATCCCTACGGTGGTGTATTGGATCTTTTCAATCGATACCTTGGTGCAAGCCGCGCCCGTAACAGGGTCAGCGGCCAATGCAGAAACATCGATCTTTGTTACTGCCGATTCACCAGTGCCATCACTGACATTTGTGAACCGGAATATCGCAGTACTACCATTGTCTTGAATGGTTTGTGTTGCTACTGCATCAGCCATGACAACCTCCTATTAGGAATCAGCAAACGCTGGAGCATCGGCTCCTTCAGCATAGCCCCAGACATACCAACTGTCGCCATCTTTAGCGACAAAGTTAATCTCGAAGATGCCGAAGTCGGTCAACGTAAGCTTGCGATTTGAGTTTCCATCTGAGTAGACAGACACGTTATCTGCATCTGAATCCAGATGAACGATGCCGCCTTGGATGAAGTTAGACGTGGAACCAGTATCAAAGATAACGTTCTCAGTCTCTTCAGCAGCGCCGCCGTAGATGAACTTGAAATTGATACCGGCAACTGGTGCTGGCAGGGTCAAGGTTCGATTTGCTGTTACCGCAGGAACAACGATAGTGCGGCTGCCATGCTCTGCTGCCGTAATAGTAGTGTCTGCATCGGTCAGTAGTACCGGCGCAGCAATAAGTCCAGAGTTATCAAGCTGGAACGAGGTGGTTACCTCTCCAGAAGTTGAGTTCTTTGAAACAACCTTGAATCCATTTTGGGAGCGTACCGCTCCTGTGAAAGTCGAATTACCCATTGTAGTCTCCTGTCTGGGTTAGTCCTTATGTTCCACGTGGAACAATCGGTCAGGAAAAAGGGCGGCCCCCGAAGGGGCCACCAAACTCTTCCTAGCTACTAGCTAGATCCGGGTGATCCATAGATACCCAGAGGGTCAGAAACGCCGAAGCTGTAACGTTCACGCGCTTTGTAGCGCACGTTGCCAGTATCGAAGTCACCGTCCATTGAAGTTTCAAGCGAAGTACGCTCGAAGTGCTTCATGCCATTTGGCACATCAGTGATCAAGAAGAAAGCGTTGCTGTCAGTCAGGTAGTGATTGACTGCATAGCCTTCTGGGATCGCACCCATGTTGCGGATAGCATTGATGTCGTTGTCGCTGGTCGCAACACGCTGAGTCGTTTCAAGCAGACGATCTGCCGTAAACATCAAAGCGGGTGGTACGATCAAACGGCGAGGACGCGCTGCAATAAGAAGACCACGCTCATCGGTGAACGCAGCAATCTCAATGATCGCATTTTCCAGTGACGTTTCGTTCAAGTCAGCACCAGTGGACGGACGGTTGGAGTTAGTTCCACCGTTGACCAAAGGATGTGAAGCATTGAACAGAGTTACACCGTCTCCAGATTGGAAGCTGGTGAAACCATTGTTCAACAAGTTTGCCGCCTTCACCTGCTTGGTGTACGCCATAGCGCGAGAAAGCGCCTTGGTGTAACGAGCAGAAAGTGAATCGTACAAATTGTCTTCCATCGCTTCCTCGGTGATCGCAAAGCCCATCGAAATGGTCTCGTGATTGTACCGAGCGGTGTAAGACTCTTGAGCGGAGTCGTAGCTGGTAGCCGCGCCTTCTGCTTTCACAGGGGCAGCAGCGAAGCCAGACAACTTCACTTCTTCCTCGAAAGAACGATCAGAGCTTTCAGTCTCATAAATGAGAGTGTGCTCGTCCTCGTACTTTTCATACTCCAAACCAAAAAGAGCATTAAGCCCCGGCAGGAGTTCTTTAAGCATTTGCGCTCTTGAGATAGCCATTGCCTAAACCTCCTATACGCCAGTGGTGGTAACGTACTGATGACCAACGTTAAATTTAACGATTACATCAGTGAAGCTATCACCAGCCGAACTAGTTGGCCCATCTACAAAATCAATGATTCGCAGTGGGAGTGTGTTTGTTGTTGCAGCAGTGCTTGCGTCAACAGCGTTCTTGCTTCGACCAATAGAGGTAGAACCAGCGGTTTGAACAACCGCTGCGTTGTTACCCAGAGTAGTCTGAGCGAGAGACGCATCGCCTTGCATACGCATCAACACGTTGGGGTCATCAACCACATAAGCCACAATGTCACTTGCAGAAGTAGACGCTGGGTATGTTTGGCTGAAAGTCTTTTGGTTTGTGTTGGGATCGGTGTACGCGCAACCAACAAAAACTCCTACAGGAGTCAAAGTTGCAGTACCCGTGTCCTTTTCAACGACACCATCAGACACCAATTTTACGAAATCTCCGTAAAAAATGGCGGTGCTATAACCACTTGCAATCTTGATGTGGCGAATCTTCCCGGTAAACGAGCCGCTCGCACTCAAGGTATCAACTGGTTCCGCACCTGTTGGGGCAGCAGAAGTAGCCATAATTGGCCTCCTAGTTAATAATAACTAACCCCTGCTAAGGGTTAGCCTTTTCCAAAGGTAGTCCTAGTGCTTCGCTCTGGATTGAGCATCGGCATTCTAGGATCGTTTTCTCTGAGATAGTTATTGTCAACCGAAGCCATCTGATTTTCAGCAGCCTGCTGGAAGTGTCTTGATCTAGCTTCCATTGTTTCCGCAGGAGCCTTACACAACAGCAATCCGCCAACCTCAATGTTTCCTTGGAAACGTGAGCCTACATCAGACTCAAGCATCAGTTCTGGATGATCTTCCGCCCTTACAGGCTCCCATCCTTCCCTGAACATCTTGGAAACGTGAGTGTTGTCAGACTGACCTAACAGTGAAGTCTTAACCCACCGGAACACATAGCCGTCTTGCGGCTTTGGATCTGGCAGTATGGAAGCTGGCTTCCATGAATCACTTGGTCGTTCAATACTTTCACGAGATTTACTTTCTCTTGGGGTGCGCTCTTCAGACATTACGAGGTCTCCTTAGCGAGTTGCCTCGCGTACTGTTCCGGGGTTAAACCCAGTCTCTTAGCGAGAGAGATCTGAGTAGCCGTTAACCGTAATTTGCGCGGTTTAGCACCGTTACTCCTTGCGGAGGGTGCCACCACCGACGAGGGCTGACCGGCAGTCACGGATGCGTCACGGCTATATGATTCGCCTTTATCCTGCCAGTCGTATTCTGGAAACGCGCTTCTTAGGCGCGAATCAATCTGTCTGAAGTACTCAGCACTATTGGGCTGAATACCTCTTTTAATCAATGCTGCATGGGTTCCATACGCAAGGCTAGTCATTTCTTCATAGCCTTCCTGCATAAACCACGAGTTGCGACCCGCCCAATCTTCCGCTTCAGGGCTTACCTGAGGCTCTGGTTGAGCTTGCTGCGCCACGCTTTGTGCTGCTTGTTGTGCAATCTGTTGTTGTTGCCAAGCTTCTACCTGCTGCTCTCGCTGCGCTTGATTAGAGGCTAGGTTGTTCTCATACCTCTCTGCCTCGCCAAACTCAGCTTGTGCTCGATTTAGGCTTTCTTGAGCCGAGATAAGTCGATCTGTGTCGCCTTCCTCGTATGCCTGCTTGTAATTATTACGAGCATCTTGCAGTGAAAGTTCCGCCTTAGCCTTAATCTGAGCTACCAAGGCTGCTTCGCCTCGATTGATTAGGGCTTCATTCTCTTGATTACGCTTGTTTAACTGCTCCGCGACCCGTACCGCTTCTTCCCGCATACGCTCTGCTGCTTCACGCTTCCTGCGCTCTTCATGCTGCTCGTATCGAAGCTTGTTGATTCGCTTCTGTACCTTGTCGCTGTATCCAGCAAGCTCTTCATCATCATCGTCAATACCGACAGAAGTATCCGAAGCCTCTGCCTTTGGCGGCCTACGATCTTCTTCAGTCCTTTCATCAATGACTTCAAGCTCGAACTCACCCTGCTCTTCGGGAGACTCGCTAGATTTTTTACCAATCTGCGTCTTGATGCCAAAGAACTTATCCTCAGAACTCATGGGCTGTTCTGGTTGTACGTCCATTTCTGCTTCACTCATACCTTAATAATCCCCCTTGGATCTTCTACGACGGCCTCTACGGAGTCATCGTTGATTAATCGAAACTCTTTTCCATGAACCTTGAATCTAGTTCCAGAGTAAGAGCGCATGATTATCCAGTCGCCCTCGTTACAGTAAGGGCCATTAGGGAACCGACTAGGGTCATTGTAAGCATCTGCTCCCATCTTGAGAACCATGCCGACAATAGACCCTACTTCCTCATCGTGCAGAGTGGTTGCAGCCTTTAGGATGCCGCCCTCAGTTTTTTCGTCGGGGTTTGGTAAAGCAATTAACAGTTTGTAGCCTTGCGGCTCAGGCAACTGATTAGCCTTGCGGGATTCATCTGTCCCGATATCTTCTAATGCTTCAGACATTAGCTTTCCTTTCGCACTGGAAATTAGCGTCCAGAGTCGCTTGCGTTACCTGACGTAACGTTATTCAGACTCGTACTTTTCAGCCAAGTCTAGAATCTCTCTCTCAGCGATGGCTAAACCTTCAATGATTCCACACAACTTAGTGTACTCACTGTAGTCTTTACACGCGCCACCGCTAATGAAGTCTGCATATTCGTTCATTTTTTCGCGCAGGTTACCCTGCATGTACTGGAATACGTTCTGAGAACTACTTGTCATCAAGCGCATCCTGCACAAAATCAAGGCCAAGCTTGAATCCTTCTAGCTGCTGCTCACTTTCGTCTTGCGACAGCTTGACCGCGATTCGTTTGTCTTCGATATCTTTCTGTTGCTCTAGCCGCATGCGATCAAGCTCTGCCTTAACAGCAGCCTTCTGCTGATCAAGCTCAAGCCTACCCATATCAGCTTGCATCCTGCGCTGCGCCTCCATCTCCTTGATCTGCAACTCTTTTTGCTGCATCTGAAGGATAGGATCTTCTGCCTGTTGCTGCTGCTCCGCAGCTTGCGCCTCTTGCTGGTTCTTGCCTTTGAGTTGATCCGCTGCAAGTCCTGCAAGCCTAGAGATACGGTACTCAATATCCTCAGGCAGCGGCTCTTCTGGCCCCGGTAGCTCGAATCCAAGCTCTTTCTCGATCTCCAACCTGTACTGGAACGCTAAATGTTCCTGTACGTGAGCAGCCATCTCTGCTGCTGCCGAATCTGCGTTGGGACTTTGCGACATAAGCTCCATGACCTTTGGATCTTCCAGCATAGCCTTGTGCGCCATGATGTGAGACTCGTGATCTTGGTAAACAAACGCCTTAACCGGCTTACCATTGATGATATTCATGTTCTCAGTGATCGGATCGACTGGAGTCATGTCATCATCGGTGGGAACAAGCTTGTCTGCGTCCCGAATGTTCAGGATTTCCAGCATTTGCCGGTGCAATTGCGGCATGTCGTACATCTGAGGCGCTTGTTGCGCCAATTGCAGCGCCGCTTGGTACTGCATAATGCGTTGAGCCATCGTTCCTGCGTTAGGATCACTAACTGGAATGATATCTACCCTGTCATCGAAGTCAGAAGCCACCAATGGCTCCTTATCTTCGTCATATGGGTACGTTTCAGGCCCAAAATCGCGCACAACGTTTGATAAAAGGCGCAGTTCCGACCTCATAGAGGCGTGTAACCGCGCTTGAACGGCGCTCATAACCTTCATTGACCGCTCAAGTATGGCTAATGTGGTGCCAACCGGCGCTTCAGCGTTCATATCGGACGCTTTTACGTCAGCAGCGGACGCAAAACGCCGTCCTTCCTCCACAATGTCGCCCATAAGCTGGTACAAAACCGTGCTTGGCTCTTTGTAGGGCAAGAAACTGATGTTTTCGCCTATGCTTCCGCCGGGAACGTCCACATCGCGGAACTCTCCGGGCATAATTGGGGTGTCATCACCCTTGATTCGCAGCCCACGGGCCTTCAAACCACCCGGAAGGTTAGCCAAAGTGCCTGCATCGACCAGTTGTCGCAGCAAAGAGGTGGCAGATTTAGCCAATCCGCCAATCATGTGGAGCAAACCGAAGCCGTAGAAGCCCAATCCGGGCATATACTGGTAGTGAACGAAGTGCTGACGAGCCATCTTCTGCTCATCTGGCTCATACCAGTTCCGTCGAATAGATAAAATGGTGCGAGAAGAGTAATCAATCGTCACGACATACGGGAGCATGATGCCAGTCTGCTCACCCTTCGCCGTATCTTCAAAACCGGGAAGGTCTAAATGAACATTCATCTCCAATAAGACATGACGATAGTCGAGATCGTAATTGGCAGAGTCGCCAGTAAGCTCGTTGTACTTCTTTTCGATGTCATCGTAGTCGGGAGAGGGTGCTGGTAATTCCACGTCTGAGTAAAATCCAGCGACCTGAAGCTTGCGTACCTCGTTTGCGCTACGGCGCATAACGTGTGTAGCTCTCTCGCACGTCTGTAAGTCTGAAGCTCCATAGCTAACTACAAAGTCTTCTGCCGGTACAAACATGCTGCAAGGTCTGCCCATGTTTGGATCGTAATAAATCTTGCGGAACGCAGATCCTGCAAGCGGCAAAGAGAACAGAAGTCTTTCCGTCTCGGTGCGATACTCGCTCATCCGCTCAGTCAAAAGGTAGTTCAGATAATCCTGAACCCGTTCAGCTTGCTCCTGTTTCTCATCGCTTACCCTGCCAACCACAGCGGTCTTAGCTGGGCCAGCGGCAGGGAACAACTCTTGGATAGACTGTGACTGAAAGCGAATAACGGCTTCCGTCAAAAGCGGATGGAACACTCCGCAAGCGCCATCCCAAGGGGTGGTGCGGTCTTCATGCTTGAGTCCTAAAAGATCCAAGCCTTCAATGTACGTGCGCTCCCAGTCTGAACGACTCTCCTTGTCGGACTTGTACTGCCCCACTAGGTCAGTAGCAATGCCTCGGAGATCACCATCGTCAATGTATTCGGCTAGGTTAGCGTCATGAGGGATCATTCCCGTCAACGAGTCCTGAGGATCAAAGTCGAATATCATCCCCCCGTCCTCTGTCTCAATAGACACAGATTCTGGGTTAACGATCTCAATCTCTAGATCAGGCTCACCGTCCTGACCCTGAGAAAATATGCTTTGCTCTGGAGTCGCCAGAGGGCGGTCGATTGCCATTTAGCCGTTCTTACCAAAGTCTCGGCTACGAGCATTGCCGTTACCACGCATAACAACGTTGCCGCCTTCTTTGTTCTTCATCATGGTAGGGCCGCCATTAGCCATCATCTTCGTACTCATTCGTACCTTACCGCCGCCAGCCATCTTGCCTTCGCCATCAGCAGCGTAGAAGGGAACCATCTTTCCGCCTTTCTCGACCATAGGCAGCTTGCCGCCAGCTTTGTAGCCTTTGGTCTTCATCTTGCCGCCAGCCATATATCCTTTAGTCTTCTTCATGGTCTTCCTTTGAGTAAAGA